ACGCTAATAGTTTTATGCGTCGTTATACCAACACTGAGGACTTCATCAAACTGCAAAAGGTTTGGAAGAAAGAACGCTCCTTCACTATTCACAACTCTGGGTATCGTTCTTACTTCGCACTCTCTGCAACTTCACTTTCTAATGAAACTGAGTTTGATGTTGATGAAGGTGCAAGCAAATCAAAAATCAAATCTGCTTTCGCCAAGTCTCTCAAAAGTAAGAAAATGAACAAGAGAATTTTGAGTGAGTTTATTGAACTCGTTGCTTGATAAATATTTCTATAGAAATTAGGTATTAAAAATGTCCAAGTTTGGCGATCTTATCAGAGGAAAGGCACCTGAAGCACCTGCTCCAAAACCTGCTCCAGCACCAACACCTGAACCAGTCAAGGTAGAAAAGCCTGCAGAACCAGCACCTTTGAAGAATGCTGCTCCTACTCTCAAATCTCTTCGTTCTAAGAAGTGAACCAATATTTCAACTGTCACAGAAGGCACTCTTGTAGTGCCTTTTTCTGTGTATAATATCTACAGTTGAAACAAACAAACCACATTATGACCATCTCCGCCGATTACATTCGCACTTCTCTTCAGGCAGTGTATGGAGAGTCTGTGACCTCTGGTGATATTCGCGCTTGGTGCGCTATGAATGGTGCTAACTATCAGACCGTTACTAACAAACTTGCTGACTACAAGACTGGTCGCGGCAAGTGGAATCTGACTATCCAAGAGGCACGTGAGCAGTTCGAGCAAGTCGTTCAAGCACCTGCCGCACTGCCTGCAGTTGAACAAAACCTTATCCCTGCAAAAGATGATACCTTCGTCAAGTTTGGCAACTTCGGTGATCTTAAAAAGATTATTCAGTCCCGTCTATTCTATCCAACGTTCATTACAGGATTGTCCGGTAACGGAAAGACTTTCTCTGTTGAGCAAGCGTGTGCGCAGTTGGGCAGGGAACTTATCCGTGTAAACATTACTATTGAAACCGATGAAGACGATCTTATTGGTGGTTTCCGTCTTGTTGACGGTGCTACCGTCTGGCACAATGGCCCAGTCATCGAAGCACTACAACGAGGAGCTATCTTGCTCCTTGATGAGATCGACCTCGCTTCTAACAAAATTCTCTGTCTCCAGTCAATTCTTGAAGGAAATGGAGTCTTCCTTAAAAAGATTGGAAAGTTTGTCCGACCCAGTGCAGGTTTCAACGTCATCGCAACCGCAAACACTAAAGGTAAAGGTTCAGACGATGGACGATTCATTGGAACTAACGTGCTTAACGAAGCATTCCTTGAGCGATTCCCAGTGACTTTTGAGCAAGAGTATCCAACTCCTGCTAACGAAGTAAAGATTGTTGCTAAGGTTGCTGATACCCTTGGTGTGAATGATGACCAGTTCGTCAATCGTTTGGTTGATTGGGCAGATATCATCCGCAAGACCTTCTATGATGGTGGTATTGAGGAAATCATTTCTACCCGCCGTCTGGTCCATATCATCCGTGCTTACAGCATCTTTGGTAACAAAGCAAAGGCAATTGAAGTTTGCGTCAATCGTTTCGATGATGAAACCAAGCAAGCTTTCCTGGAACTTTACGACAAAGTTGATGAGGATTTTGAGATGCCCGTTGACGAGGAGGTTCAATCCTGATATAATATGAATGCTTGGTCCCTTCTATATGATGAACTAATGGATGAATACCCTTATGCCGACAACTTTGGTAGTATTACTTTGACTATGCCTGAAAGCAAAAACCCAAACCTGTACAAGTACAGTGAGGATGAGATCCTCAAAGAACTACAAGATTATATTTCCACCACATATAACCAGCATTACTCTGCTGGTGACGACAAGATTCAGACACTGGATCTAATTGAAGCGTGTGGTGATGGTGAAGCATTTTGCCGATCCAACATCCTTAAGTATGCCTCTCGTTATGATAAGAAAGGCACTGCTCGCCGTGATATTATGAAGATCCTGCATTATGCTGTTCTTCTGATGCACTTCAACGACAAGAATGCACAACGTGAAACTTACAATCAATGAATCAACAAATGAAACTGTCTGACAATACCCTCAACATTCTCAAGAACTTTGCTGGGATCAACAACTCGATTCTGGTGAAGCAGGGTAACAAACTTCGCACTATCTCTATGGCGAAGAACATTCTTGCTGAAGCAGACATCAGTGAAGAGTTTCCCCGCGACTTTGCTATCTACGATCTGAATCAGTTCCTGAACGGTCTCAGTCTGCACCAGGATCCTGATCTGGATTTCAATCAAGATTCTTATCTGAGTATCAAAGAAGGTAAGCGTCGTGTGAAATACTTCTTTGCAGATCCTAACGTAATCACTTCTCCTCCAGAGAAGGATATTACTCTTCCCTCTCAAGATGCAACATTCCAGTTGGATAGCACTTCTTTGGAGAAACTGATCAAGGCAGCACAAGTCTATCAACTTCCTGACCTGTCTGCTGTTGGTGAAGCAGGTGTTATCAAACTGGTTGTTCACGATAAGAAGAACGATACTTCTAACCAGTACGCTATTGTTGTTGGTGAGACTGACCAAGAGTTTTCTTTCAACTTCAAAGTAGAGAACATCAAGATCATTCCTGGTGCCTACGATGTGGTTGTATCTTCTAAACTGCTGTCTCAGTTTACGAACACCAAGCACGATCTGAAGTATTACATTGCTCTGGAACCTGACTCTACTTTCGGCTGATGAAGATTACACCTGAAATCATCAAGGAGGTTGAGTGCCTCCTTGATATGAGAAAGAAGAATGGTGAAGTTATCTGGGAAGATGGAACTGAACTTGAGTTAAAGATCTCAGGTACATTTGCTGCAGATAAGTTCATCGTCATCAAGAGAAAAGAACCACGGGTTGAGAGTAACCCTGACCCTGACTTGAAACCACACCATAAGTATGGTGAGAAAGTTGAGGGTAAACCTGGAACTGGGTGGCCACTCTGATGGAACCTGATCCTTATATTCAGTTTTTAGAAAACTGGATTCCAGGAATCGGAGAAGACACTGAACTCCACGATGAACTGCATTGTCATTTTAATCTGGGGTTCAGTGTAAATGATGAAGCAAAGTTGCTTGGATTTCAACTGGGTCATCATCCAGCAAGCAACGTGTTTCATGTTATGATATTCATAGTGATGAGTCTAACGATTTATCCTAAGGAGTATCGAAACACCTTCAAGGATGTGACGGATTTTTATCAGGCATATCTCCTTGGTAAAAGGTGGCAACTTGTGTCATATTGGTTTATACCAAGAGACATTCTATGACTATTTGATTTATTATGAGTGTTCAGTTTCGTAAGCATCGAGTGTTTCGTGAGACTCCCGATGTTGTTTTTTATGATATTAGTGTAGATGATTCAAACGCATCTGATCTTGTGGTACATGAAGGACCAGCAATTTCACCACCAAACGATGTCATCGGTGCAAAGCAGTTCTATATCCACCATCACCAAGTGGACCATAATCGTGTCCTCTCAGGAGAAAGAACGTTTGAACTTGTGAACTTTGATTGGAAGTTTCCATATCATATCGTTCACTTGAATCGTCAAAGTGGTGCTCTGGTTGTTCCTATTGGAACATATCACCGTAGCACTTCTGGAGGCAAAGGTTCTATTGTAATCAACCAGGCGATTCGTGACGATGAGTTCAATGCAGAGACAGAATTTATTCCGGTTTCTGCTGGTAATAATCCCGAATTGTATCGTATACTGGTACACGAACAACCTGTTATTCATGAGATTGGTGAGTGATGAGCGATTTTATTTGGGTTGAGAAGTATCGACCAAAGACAATTGAAGAATGTATTCTCCCAGAGAGTACGAAGAAGACCTTTCAATCTTTCCTAGATAAAGGTGAGATCCCTAATATGCTACTGGCGGGACCTCCTGGTATTGGTAAAACTACAGTAGCAAAAGCACTTTGCAATGAACTTGGGGTAGACTGTTATGTCATCAATGGGTCCGATGAGGGACGATTCCTGGATACTGTCCGAAACAATGCGAAAAATTTCGCTTCGACCGTCTCGCTTTCTTCAACTGCAAAACACAAAGTCATCATCATTGATGAGGCAGATAACACGTCCAACGATGTACAACTCCTATTACGGGCGTTTAT